AAAAATTAGGCTTGGGTTATTGTACAACGAAAGCCGCCACCGATGTTCGTGCTCGCGCGCGAAGGAGCATGGTACAAATTACCATTCCGCAGAGAACAATTGTCGTTGCTCGACCTACCACCAAAGTAAACACCACGCCTTCCAATCTTACCCGCACTTGCATTTCCCGTAAACCAGTTGTAATGGCATTCCCCCGTGTGAAGATTGCTTCCCTTGACCTCTCCAATAAGAGAGTTCTTAAAGTTCTTCGTTATGTATCCTTCACCTCTAGCCATAGAACCGACAAAATCATACGTATTCTCAAAACCGTAAGATTCCCCAGGATTCTTTTCTGTGGCTACATTGTCCGTAGTCAGATTGTTCACGTCATAGGTCTGATAGATGTCTATGGATGTGGAATCGTGCATGACACAATCTATCCCACTGTACCACATCCATATATCTCCCCACCCAGCAATACGTCCGCGAATGATAGGCTGTGTGAAGCATATCTCTATTTCACGGTCTGTCACTGCCGCATTGTCAGGAATACTCCATCCGCTGGTTACAGTTGCATTGACAAACTTGGCTACGATACCCGACATCTCCCCGTCAGCCAATCCGTTATGACCTTGGAAGTTGTAATATTTGTATTTTGTGCTTTCATATTCAAACTCGGTGTCGGGAGCGACATTGTGTTCCTTTGCGTATGACATGGCAAGCTGTGCTTCAAACATCTTCATGCAAGGACAGTAGTTGTTTATTAATACGGCGAAAACATAAGACGTTCCTGTTTCTGACGCTCTAAATCCTTTCCCGTTCATATTGTAATACACATAGGTCTGACCGTCCGCCTTCTTGAACCTGACGCCTGTCATTTTTCCCCAGCTTGACGCATCGGGGGCTGAATCGTTGGATGATATTCCTTTTCCGCAAACAGACTGTGCGTGCAGGTCTTTTGTCCTGAACTTAATGAACAGAAGCGTGCACCATACTTCAAGGTCAAGGGCGAACGCATTGGCGTAAGGATAGTTCTTCGTGATGTCCTGGTTCTTTGCCCTAGCGTATTTCTCGTAATCAAAACGTGATACACCTGTCGTAGGCCATCCGTTTCCTTCCATTATGTTCACGCCTAGATTTCCTACTGATGTTGTTCCTTTTACCGTGTTGTCAAAAATAGATCTCTGCTTCCCATCCTTTATCGTGGAGTAACCGATACTCATTCCGAACGGTTTTATCTCTATGGCCGTATCGCCACCGTATGTAAACGGAGCGTCACTGACGAGCCTTCTTTCGTATGTATCATCCGTTCCTCCGTTGATTACCCAGAAAGGTTTGGTGTTTACAAGCATGATGTCACTTCCGTCATCTGTTACATTAGTTCCGTCAATAACAATATTTGACGGGCTACCATCAGCCATTTTGAAGAAATTGGTCTGGTCAAGGAATCCTACTACCTTACCGTCCTTTACCTTTGCCACACGGAACGAGTTGAGGATGGGATGGGATGTCTTGAACTCTTCCTTTCCTATCCATGTCTGAAATACAGGGTCTGTCTGCCCTCTTCTCATCTCCACTCCATACATGTTACCCTGCTGCATCTTTATCTGTTCGAGAAGGGTTTTGTAGTCATTGGTAAAGTCATTTGTGGATAACTCCTTACCGTCCACCTTGTCCACCTTCTTGTCTAGGGCTGCTTTCTGTGCGGTGGATACGGGCTTTTCGGCATCGGACGTATTGTCCACCTTTGACAGACCTATATTGTCTTTCGTTATATTGACATTCCCTGTCCTGTAAGACTGTTCGGCATTACCTTTCACGCCTATGACGGTATTCTTCTGTGCACCTTCCTGTATCCCGTCAAGTTTGGTTTTTAACTGGGTAGTAAAGTTGTTGTCGGTATGCACATAGCTTTCGTCCATTACCATGCCTTGTCTTATCTTAGACACCGTGACGGATTTGTTCTCTTTAGGGCTTCCCGTCACACATGGTATCATCTCTTCTCCCGTAGCGGTCTCAACGGGAGGCATCTGTGAAATTTTAAGATTATCTTCCATTATATTATTCCGTTAATATTAAACCATCGTTTTCAAGCAATATGCTGTATCCATTTTCAGTGATTACGGTATTCCGAAGAACCTCTAGCGTTATCCTTGAATCAGCAAGCTTCCATGAATTGTCAGAAAACGGCATATACCCGTCTTTCTTTACAGACAGCGACATCGTGCCATTTGCCATACCCCGTACTTTCACTGTACCGTCAGACAACGTTTTGTACTGTACGCCTCCCACCGTGACCGTTGCGTCCTGTATGGGTGAGCCTGATACGTCCACCACCGTTATCGTTACGATAGCCTTCGGTATATAGTAGTCAATCAAATCCTGCTCGGTGAATCCGTCATTCTGTTTGGTGGGGACGGAATCGAACCCGATGGAGTTGTAGAAAGCTGAACTAATCCATCCGCTATTATGATCAGTATTGCTAAAGAATACAGGAGTTTTAGTTTTATCACCTGTCACATCATTATTTACTATGGTGATTATTTGCTTTTTGTTTAACAAAGCGGAAACTATTGTAGATTCATTCAGTGTTCCATCAATATAGGTCTTGCCGTTTGAGTTCCTACTATTATAAGCAATACTACCTTTGTCATTGAATACGGCAAACAGCCAAGGTTCAGTAGTATTCAATCTTTGGTCATAGATAAACTTTCCATCAACAAACGGATTAATAGTAGTAAACAACACCTTAACGCCCTGCTGCAAGTTCTCCACAACACCGTAATCATCCACTCCATCAGTTATTAGGGCGTTGGGATATTTAGGCAGGAACTCTATTGTTACGTCCATATCTCCTATATCCCCTGTAACTCCTATGGCGTTATACAATGAAGTGGTTCCTTCGGGATAGGTTAATGTCACCTCATGTTCCCCGTTGTCAAAAGTATAAAATCCGCCATTTCTGTTTACCAAACTAACTTGTCTGCCATCAGAAAGTCCTGTAACCTTAAATTTATGTGTAGGATTGGAATTTGATGGAACTATATTTACCATGTCATCCGTAGTGGATAGTTTTTTAGTAATATGAATAATTCTGTTATCTGTAACAGTAACATTTGCTTTATCGGATAGAATATTGGTGCTAGCAATATCATACCCTCCCACACCGCTCATTGCAGCGAACAGGAAATTGTTAAGTTTCAGCGGCCTGTTGTTTCCGCTATGGTCTTGCAGGTATGGATTGGATTTTAGTATCTCGTTTGTGGGTACGGATTGTCCTAATGGGAGTTGGGTGATGGTGATGTTACAAGCACCGACAATATTGCCGTTTCTGAATGACAAATTACCGTTTACAGTTTTTAATGGCGGAATATCATATATTCCGTCTTGTGTGATATTAACTAATTTTACATTAGCACTATATCCCCAGTATAATTCCTGCCCATCTAAAAGACCTTCAACAGTTACTTTCATTCCTGGAAAATTAGTTCTTCCGCTAGGTATATAACATTTCACATCATCATTGGACGCTGTAAATCTAGTTATAGTAAAAGTATTGCTTGTTATGGTTACATCAGCATTAAGGTTATGCTTCGTCCAATTATTAAAGTTTTCCGCATAAACATCCGCAGGCTTTGACATATCGTACCAAAACACCATGTGCTTTGGTATCCATTTTTCTATCACCTTGTTTATATCGGTTTTTCCTGTACCTGCCGATTTTACAAGTCCAAGTTTTCCTATGTTAAAAAGCCCTATCTTTCTCATATTTCTCTCATTTTAACCCACTCATCAGATAAAAGCAGCTTCTCAAACTCTCTTGTGCCAGTGTCGTATGTGTCGTAAGGAAAATGGTGTTCCGTTCCGTCCTCAGGTAACGTCATAGGCATCACTTCCATAACCTTCTCGGTATGGATTATATAATACATACCGTCTGTCGATTGTCTGAAAACGGACAGGTCATCTTCCGAAAACATAATTTCGGCATCTATTTTTGGTACTATGGAAAACTGCATATTATGAATTTTATCTATTATCGCAAAGATAATTAAAAAAAGTTAAACGTATTGGTTGCATACGGTTTTATGTCGTATATTTGCTGAAAATTTAAAAAAAACATAGCGATGAATGTATTAAGTTTATGTGACGGGATAGCTTGTGGACGTATTGCACTGGAAAGAGCAGACATAAAGGTAGACAAGTATTACGCAAGCGAAATAAACGAACCGTCTATCAAGGTTGCACTGGATAATTATCCCGATATAATTGAATTGGGGGATATTAGAAACTGGGACAAATGGGATATACAGTGGGAAGATATTGATTTACTAATTGGCGGAACACCATGTCAGGATTTCTCACAGTTAGGGAAAGAGAAACTGAACTTCGATGGCGAGCGTTCGGGATTATTCTTTGAATATGTCAACATACTGAACCACATCAGACAGTTCAATCCTAACATAAAATTCCTGCTCGAAAACGTGAAGATGAAATCCGATTGGGCTGATTTGATTTCGTCACATCTTGGAGTAGACTATGTGTATATCAACAGTTCCGATTTCTCCGCGCAAATGAGAGCAAGATACTACTGGTGCAACTGGGAAATACCTGCATGGAAGGACAAGGGAATATTGTTCAAGGACATAATCACGGACGGGTATGTGGAGAAAGACAAGTCATGGTGTATGCTTGAATCATGGAACAGGTTTGCCAAGAACCCCGAATCACTGTTGAGAAGATATAAAAAATCACTCACACCGCTTATATTCAACTCACCCGACTGTAATCCCGAAAAAGGATTCAGAACTCCCAACATTACGGAAGCGGAAAGATTACAGACCGTACCCGAAGGATACACCAAGTCGGTACAGCCACATATAGGCATGGGGCTGTTAGGAAACGGATGGACGGTAGATGTGTTAGTCATATTTTGAAAGGAATGAAATGAATGAAATAAACCCGATAGTTAGTCATATATTTGCATTCCTTTGCGGATGCTCGTTTGTCATACTTTGTGCTATTTATTTTGGAACGAAAGGAGATTGAATATGATATATATGGGTAGTAAATCAAGAATAGCAAAATACATCTTGCCTATAATATTAAAAGACAGGAAAGACGGTCAATATTACGTAGAACCGTTTTGTGGCGGTTGCAATACCATTGATAAAGTAGAAGGTTTGCGAATAGGGAACGATAAGAATAAATTTCTGATTAGTATGTGGAAATATTTATGTAATGGTAGAAAATTCCCAATTAAAATATCAAAAGAAACTTATTCCTATTATCGAAATATATATAGAGGAAACGAAAGTATTTCAGATGATGATATGGCAATGATTGGTTGGATTGGTTTTATGGGAAGTTTCAATGGACGCTTTTTTGATGGTGGATATTCCGGGCATAATGTAAAAGGAAGAGATTATATAAGTGAGCAAATACGTAATACTTTGAGCCAAATTGATAATCTAAAAGATATTCAATGGCATAGTGAAGATTATGCAAACTTAATTATACCCAATAACTCTATTGTTTACTGTGATATTCCATATCAAGGAACAAAACAATATGAAATATCTAAAAATTTTGATTATGTTAGATTTTGGGAATGGTGTAGGCAGAAAGTAAATGAAGGACATAAAGTTTTTGTTTCTGAATATTACGCACCAAATGACTTTGTATGTATTTGGGAGCATGAATTGAAAACATCCATTAATCAGACAATTACCAAAAAAGCCGTAGAACAATTGTTTGTACATAAATCACAAATTTGAATATGAAAGTAAATAACGGAATAATAATAGACGGAGTGTTGCATGAATTGAAGGAAACGAAACATAAAGATTGTTCAAAATGTTCGCTACGTGATTTATGTCAAGATGAATTTGGAATCGCGTGTCTATGTTGGATTAATTTAGCTTCTGAATCAGAAGTGATAAATACGGAATTTAAATGTCGTGCAAAAGTAACAGACAATGTTTCGGTTGAAAAAGCAATCGAAGTTCTCTCTTCCGTATTAGATAATTGGGTGCAGACTGTATCATTGCGGAGTTTGAGGAAAAACTAATGAAAACGAAATAAACACTTCCCCCTTACTGATAAACGGCAAGGGGGATGATTGTGATTATCACATCGGACCCATAGAAAGAAGCAATGTACTATCTTTATATGCAGCTCTGTTAAGGCTTACCCATATCCTTGCGGTTCCTGCATTAATCAGTTCCGATGATATTAATATTCTCACTTTCTTGTCAATGCTGGAATTGGCGGATACTGAAAAATCCTTTATTGTTTCTCTTGATTCACCTATAACCATAGGATCTTCAAATGTCTTACTTGCAAACCTAGACATACAACTATTATTACGGAAAGTAATAGAGCTACTCGAACCGTTTCTCACTCTTACGGTAACTTCAATATATCCCATAACGGATGGCATCACTCCACCAATTATTGTTATGCTTACGTAAGAACCAACTATCTCTATATCTCTTTTACTTACCATTGGAACAGTGTATGCTATATGAGCAATATCGGGGTCATCCTGCTTCAATATAGCTGTACTAAGGAAAGGATAAACTTCCCAATCACCAGCAGTCATACCCCACGAGTTTACAGTAACCATAGCATATCCTGTTCCTATCTTCTTGTCGGCAGTAACGCGTCTGGCCATTTGACTGGTCTTGTGCTTAACATAGACACCGAAATAGCAATCGGCTATCTCGGAAAAGTCACCCATGTTAAGAATATCAGTATCATGCCCCTCCGATGGCATCATTATAGCCGCAGAGCAGACAAAATTACTACTTGTAAACTGATTGGTAGCAGTGTCCGGGCATGAGAACCCACTTATCGGTGCACTGGCACGATGATTGTACCCGTTAAAGTCGGTAAGGCGAAATGGAAACTTTCCTCCTGTCGGTGGGGTGTATTCCCATCCGTTCATGCTTCCATCAGCGTGTTTTGGTGCATCCCAGTATCCTGCCATTTGGAAAGGTTTGACACCACAGTTCCCATCCCATCCTTGCCACCACTTTTCATTTGGTCCAGGTGCAAGGCTTTCGTAACGTACAGGCTTGTACCGTGCCCACGGGTTTATTTTCCCGTGGGTGTTTGCACAAGCATACCCTAAATCGTAAGCCCCATTCACACTGCCTATGCCAAGAGTGGCGTAAACGTCACCAGCAAGGTTTATCGGGGCTGTAATCTTTCCGTTAGAATGACTCATAATATTTTTTTATTTATTGTTAATTCCTAATCTCTTTTCCAATTCTTTCACTCTTTTCTTTAATCTTGTAACCTCATCATCAACCTCCTGCAAACCTTTCCATACAACAGGGATAAGTCTTTCATAATCTATGGTATAGTAGTCATTGAACGCGTCTTTCACCCACTGACTATAACCGCCGGAAAGTAAATCCTGTGCGATAAGACCGTAATTCCAGTTATCATGGTTGAACACTTCGGAATTTTCCTTGGCAATAGCGTTCCAGTGATACTTCACGCTACGGAATTTTCGGATAATACCCATAGCGTCATAACCCTGTATATCAGTTTTCAGTCTTATATCCGAAGAGGACGCTTTGGCTGTAATTGCTCCAGTGGCTATGATATTTCCTGCTACGTGCAATTTTTGTGACGGTGAACTAGTTCCTATTCCAACTCCCGTATTATTAATTACTGCACAAAGAGAACCTCCTGAGTAAAATGCAACTCCTGACGAACCTTTTAAATCCAGCCATATTCCGCCCTTAGAAGTTATTACTGCCGCATTGTCTATATTCCCGTCAATGTTCGCTGAACCATTGAACGGTCTGCCCCACAAAGTTCTCGAAGTAGTAAGCACATCCGCACTAGAAGCCCTACTGTCAGCCAACGTGGAAGCACCTCCAGCCGATACAGCCACAGACGTGTTGGAGGTGGATTGCAGATTTTCCCATGCGGAAACGTTACACCCATAAGAGTTATATTGGTATTCAATGTTTGCATTGTGCCATGAACCAATCTGACGCACCTGCAATTCAAAATTGTTTGTTCCTACACGTACAAGGCGAATGTTATCCATTCCTTTTGCAAATGTGGGGAGAAAAAGGCGTGCTGAATTTTCAACATTTCCCACACTGCTATCAGAAGATCTAGGGCCACTTCTCATATAAAATATGGCACAGAAGTGATAATTCCATACTTCTGACTGTGCATGATTTCCATAGGCATACCATATCCTTCCCCAAACCGTTACTGACTTATATGGTGTGGCTCCCGATTCAGAACAAGCGAATATCTTTTTCCAGCCATTGTCAGTACCACCTAGAGCAAATTTTACTGCATAACATCTACCTATATTGTAATTTCTAGGTAAGAAATTAAGATGCCAGTTGTCCAGCATATCCGCGTTCAAGTTGGTATTCAATGTAGTGGACGAGCACTGATAAGGTGCTGTGCCTGTGCCTACGGTGGATTTAAAGTACCCGTCAGTTCTTGTATTTCCAGCAACATGAAGTTTTTCACCCGGAGAATTAGTACCAATACCTGCTAATCCACCACCAGTACACATAATCAAGTATTTTCCCGAATGGCGCTGTAAATACAAATGGTGGTCATATCTGTTTATCTCTCCATTATATGCAGCATCATAATTGCCTGCACTATTAACTCTTCCGATGCATATTGTACTTTCTTTAATACCCCCTGCTACATTAAGCGCACCTGTTCTAACATTCAACCACATGGCGTTTTTCCCTTGTGCAACGGTTTGTCCGCTTACTGTAGGATACCAACCTATTCCTTGCCATGAGCCAAAACGTAAATTAGCATCGTCTACGGAAGCTACATCACTGCCACCGTGAATCCAATTGCTCGAAGATTTAACCACTCTTGTTCCTTGAACGATATTAAATCCTTTGTTATTCATCGTCAAATCCCCTATCATGGTATCTCCGGTTACATTGACATAACGTCCGTCAAAATCAGACAGGTGCAATCCATCAACCATATCTGCATTAAGATTACCCACAACAGTATTACTTACCACAATGAATGGAGCAGTGCCGCTTGCCACGGTAGAAGTAAGCTGACCACTCATCGTTATACTTCCCACGCCTGTCATGTTTCCGCTTACGTTGGCTGTACCGTTGAAAGGCTGACCCCAAAGGGTACGGGAGGTGGCAAGAGCGTGAGCGGAACTAGCCCAGTTATAATATGCTGGAAGCTCTGAGCCACTATCTGACGGTATAGTAGTGTACCAAGTCTTGTTGGATATGTTTATGGTAATGCCACGTCTATTTAAGATTAATACTTGACAATCACTGTAATCATAAAAACGCCAAAACAGTCTTACTTTCTTGGTTGTAGTATTATAGAATAATCTCCACATTGTATCACCAAGTGAAATAGTGCTTCCGTAATAATTCAAAGACCCAATATAACTTGTACTCTCTTGATTCGTTGTATGAAATACAATACTTATCATACCTGTACCTGCGTGCCTACTATTTACTAGAAGTGTCATACTGTTAATAGACCATCCAACCGTCACAGTACCCTCAAATACCAATCTGTACCCTTCATTATTTCCGTTACCGCCGGAAAGTGTTACATATTGGTTAACACCATCTACCCGTAAAAATGAAGATTGATGAAAACCGTCTAGTAAATCTGCATTTAAATTATTAACAAGCGTATTGCTTGAAACTATCAAAGGTGATACCCCTGTGGCAACAGTCGACATGAATCTCGGTGCTCTTACATCATTTGGAGTGACACGTAAAACCAGCTTGTTGTTATGGTCTACTACACCAAACCCTGCACTTTCCGTACCGCTGCCTCTAAGGTTTCCTATATACCAGTATGTGTCATACCAGTTGAACCTTAATCCGTTTCTTATAGAAGTTAACCCACCATCATCGTTCCTGATAACTCCGTTATCTTTATAGATATTGGTAATATCACAATTTTCCAATCCCTTGAATACGATTGAGCCGGAAGAAGATGCGGATGTAAGTGCTCCAGTCATAGTATCGCCAGTCTTTTTCACCCATCTACCGTCCAATACGGAAGTAGGGATATGACTTGCGTCTATGATTTTACTTGAATCAGCCTTTTTCAATTCAGCCCACATAGCGTCAGCGTCAAGTCCTCCCTGCCCAGCCATGTCGTACAGTTTCTTTATCGTGTACGCATTAAACGTATTGTCAAGGTCTGAATCGGAAAAGGTTGTGCCGTCAGTAAGGTTTGCGAAGCTGTAAACGGTCTTTATGACACCACTTCCTCCACCGCTACCACCTGTTTTCACACCAAGAGCAGATACCCAACCGTCCGAGTAGAATCCTACCGTGTTTCCGTCTGTTCTATGCTTCACTCTCAGAGCCTTGTTTGCCGAATCGTAAACAAGTTGGGCATCTCCTATCTGTATATATTCGTTTGCTGTAAGTCGTGCTGCGGAAACGCCACCTGTAAATCCTGCTGAAACGCCATTGAGGTGTCCTTGTTTGTTTATTTGTATTACTCCTACATCTGACGTATCTCCATTAGGACGGAAATAAATCATACCCTCATTTCCATAGCTTGATATGACGGTATTGCCTGTCGTGTTACGGAAAACAGTATTTCCGCCATAAGACAGACCGATACCACTATTCATCAGAATATTCTTGGTAAATGTCTTTTGTCCCGAAATAGTCTGAGCAGTAGTCAAGGTAACGGCATCAGTAATCCCGTACCCTGCCAAAGTGGTAGGATTATCACCAACTGTAACACGCCCGTAGGTGTCTACTGTAACTTTCGTATATGTACCAGCATTCACCCCCGTGGTAGCCAGTGACAATGTGCGGTTTGCGGACAGGTTTCCACCTCCCGTAAGACCAGTTCCTGCACTTATCGTTATGGTCTTGTCCGCTTTCAGTGCAAGAAGTTCGGCTAGGTTGTCGCTTTCCGTAAGACCGTCAAGAAACGCTTCAAGTTCTTTCCATTTGTTGATAATGTTATCGGCATCGCTTCCTTCTAGGAAGTTATTCAACTTGTTGCTTAACTGTGTTACAGTATTATTCAGCGTACCCAAGTCCTGTTGTCTAGCGAATGTTTCCCCGAATACGGCAGTGATGGTTTTCCCGTCAGAACTAAGTGCCATGTTTGTTACGGCATTTCCACTTCCCGACTGGGTGATGTTTTTTATACCACCACCTTCCTTCGCCATTTTCCAAATCTCGTTTATCGTGTACGCATTAAACGTATTGTCAAGGTCTGAATCGGAAAAGGTTGTGCCGAGATTGGAAAAACCATATACGTTTTTCACAAGTCCGTCACCACCGCTTCCTCCGCTTCCTCCAGGCGATACGCCTAAAGCGGAAATCCATCCTCTGGTATAGAAGCCTATTTCCGTACTTCCATCTATATGCTCAAATGTTACTGCCTTGTTTACGGAATCATATATAATCTTTATATCGCCAACCTGCAACGCCTGTGTTTTTACCGTTCCGCTTATGTTGGCATCTACAGCATAAATATTCTCCCATCTCTTCGATTCAAGACCAAGTGTGGATGCGTTGTTCACGCTAGGAACTACATTTGCCGTAGACAACTGACCAGTGAATATCTTGCTTGCAGTTACTGTCTGTTCCGTATCAAGCGTTACAAATTTATTGTCAGGAATATGGGATATGTGAATTTTCTTTGTCGGATCATCCTTTCCCAACTCCTGCCACAATTTGTCCGTATTCATTCCGCCTTCCTTGGCTAGCTTCCATATCTCGTTGATGGTATATGCGTTGAATGTATTGCTAAGGTTGGAATCGTCAAACGTCTTACCTAAATCGGCAAATCCGTACACGGCCTTAATCAGTCCGCCTTCACCACCTCCCGGTTCTCCGCTACCACTCTGTGCGCCCAACGCTGATATCCATTGGTTTGTATAGAACGCTGACTTGCATCGTAACGCTTGGTTTACTTCATCCCATTCAAACCATCCGTTGAACTTCTGAAACGATGCAATAAGGTCATTAAGTAGCTGTTCAGAGAAAATATTCGTTCCGCTTCCCGTACCACTTCCACCTAATGTTACATTTGTCGTATTCTGTGTTGAAGTAGTCTGATTCTCCTGTGCCAGCCGTTCATAGAAAGACAATATCTTTCTTCTTGCAATGGTGCATGAATATGACGGGAACATATTCTCCTTGGAGTATTTAATCTCCAAAGACTGTATCTGTAACTGCATATCCACTATCTGACCGTTATCAGAGAAATCGAACACGCCTATTCCATCATCCCTTACCTTTAGCATATTTCCTTCTATGAAGTCAATGAAAAGGTTAGGATGCTCTGCGACAAATCCGCTAGATATGTCAAGTGAAACGGTTCGGTTCTCATGGTCATATCTTGACAGGTAGTCAAGAGCCGCCTTTTCAAGCGTATTCTCAGCCATTGTCACATAAGATTCGGGCATGACGATATTCAGAATGACAAACTCCGTTCCTGCTGCAATTGAAGGAGATTTACCATCCGTATAAAGGGGAAGTTTGGCATTGTCGCTATCCGTTCTGTAGCATGATATTTTATATCGTGCCCCCTTATTAAACATGGCAACATCCTCTTCCGTTTCCCCCGTATCACCGTTCACCTCACCGTAAAGAGGAGTAATACCGTTTTTGTTTATCTTAAATTCCGTTCCCGTATAAGTTCCTGTACGCATACTGAACACTGCATCCGTCACAGAAGCGTATTTGTAATAGAACCTGTCCTGTGAACCGTCCTGATTACCGAAATGTATGTTACAGGTCATTTCCTCACTAAAGCCTATCGTACAGCTTTCGGCAGGAACATCGGAATCAAACGTGAACTCAATACGTATGGTAACTGTCGTATTCTTATCTTTTTCTATATATCCTACAAGAGAGGTCTTGTCGTAAGGTATTTCAAGCGTATCAAGCATACCTTCCTCTCCGATAACAACCTCTTTCAATGGAGAAGCCTGACCCAATACACGGTTTAAAACCATACGTAGGTTAATCTTAACCTTTTTCCCTAAAGCATCACTTCCTATAGGTAATATGCTGAAAAGCATCTTTCCTGAGAATGATGCAGTAACCTTTACAGGCTGGTCATAATATGCCCTTGTACCATATATATCAAAACTCTCGAAATCCCTGTATTTGTCAAACAGAGCATGGGGTTTGTACTGTGGCTGCACATTGTCGTTTATCTTTCCGGATGAATCACCGTCCTCATACACCTTGTACCCTAGGTTGAATCCAGGAGAGGTCATATAAATGAAGAAACTGTCACTATCATCACTCTTTATAGGAGTAGAACCGATAATCTTATCTATTCGTGTAGATGCGCTAGCACCCTCACCTGCCACCTTTCCCGATTGAGGGTCTGGTTCTCCATCCGCCTTGTATGTATCCCATTCTGGAAGTCCTGACGGGTACAGATCGCCAAGTTTTTTCCCTCTGATGGAAGGGTATATCCCACTGAACGTGTTTGATATGGTTTTCCCTCTCACACCATAGTTCTTCAATCCGTATTCGCTGTCAATATAATATCTTATATTCCCGTCAGAATCATTCGGAAGAAGGATGTACGGGCAATAGCGTGATTCATCGGCAGGCTTAGCGTCTTTCTTGTATTCGGGAGGAACGTTCCTGCTTCCACCTTGTGGTATGATTCGGGTTATGACAGGTGTGCTTGTATCTACGGAAGAGGAAACTTTTACAGCACCCCCACCGTCACCCTGCTTGAATGTCCAGTTTACGGACGGTCTTGTCTTGTCCGTAATGGTTATTATCCCACCGTTCGCTGTCGTTGAGAAGTAATAATTGAGATAAAACTTGTCATAGAAGTTCTTCAATGCTTCAAACAGGTTGGTCCCATCGGTTATATCAATCATATCCTCCGTCAGTTCGCCTTCCGCATCTACGTTGAGCGTCCATGTGCCAATGCCTGTATATCCTGCACCCAATGACGCATTGTAAGATTCTATATTTGCTTCTATACGTGCGGCAAGCTGTTTTGCATCACCCCAGAACTGGAACAGACCGCCATGAGTGTATCTTATCTTATTTATTTCCCCACCTGTTCCGCTTACTATGTCAAGAAATGCCACATTCTGCAAAAGCACCTCCTTACCGTAAAACAGAAGGGAGTATTTGTATTTTCCTGCTTCGTTAAGATTATCTCCCGATGGGGCTTGGTACAGGATGAATGTATTACCGTTATATACGACTGTATCGTATTCCGATTCGCTCTTTGAGTTGTATGCCTTGAACTCTATCGGAACAACGGAAACGACTTCACAAGTCAATTTTCTCACTTCCTGCAAAGACGGGCTGTATGAAAAATCAGCACTCTCCGCAATAACCCTATTTCCTCTTTTAATCTGTAAAATCATTGGTCTTTAAAGCGTTGGTTGGTCAATACTGAAATTTAACGAAAATGTATAGGCGGACACAAGTCGGTCCGGGTTCTGCAAGTCCTGAACGTCCTGATAACTCATCTTTGCACCTGTTTCAAAACCCGTGCATCTTATCACCTGCTTTGCCGATTCCCCCCATATATCATTCCATATAGAGAAAGAGGATGAACCGTATGGAGTACCTTGTGCGGCAGGTATCACATTGGTTATATATGAATAGAACGAACGGATATTCGTCTTTACCGTTTCCACATCTCCCAAAGCGGCAAATGTTATGCTTCCTTCCGTTGGCTGGTAAACAGGCGTGACAGGTTCGTACACCTTCTGACCGTTCTTGTCATACCATTTTTCGGCATAGGCTTCCTTTCTTGTCGGCAAATCCCATAATCCCTTGCTTTCAAGTATATACAGCCTGTATGTGGCATACAAATCCTTTGCCGTATCGCTTCCTTTCTTTATAAAATATTTAGATATAGCCATTCGTGTACATTGTTTATTAGTGCAAAAATAACAAAAATAGTCTTAGAAACCATCTAGTTTTAAAAATTATTTTTCTATATTTGCATCATAATAGGTGCTTTGGATGAGTGGTTTAGTCAACGGTCTGCAAAACCGACAACAGCGGTTCGATTCCGCTAAGCACCTCAAGTGATTGGATTTTTGTTCATAATCAAACTGGAACGCCCTGCCAACTGTGAAGCTAGCAGGGCGTTTGTTTTTAGTCAATTATAACCTTTATCGCATTTCCGCCTGACCTTGGGGCAATGGAAACGACACTTAGGAGTGCTGTCTTTATCGCCATAGTTGCGGCAAGCTGCTGGGTGAGAACCTCCAACTGTGACTGCTGTATAGCTGTCATGTTCGTTCCTCCCGTTCCTGCCGAACCACCGTTTAACGATACCAACTGACGGAGAAGATCGCTTTGTACAACCATTTCGTATCTCATCCCGTTAAGATAGCCCAATGCCTGGTTAAATGTATTCTCGTCAACTCCTGCAATGGCATTGGACAGACCTTCCGCGTTCTCTTCCGTTTCGGTAAGCATACCACCAAGGGCGTTGTTTATCTCATTGACTACACCTCCGGCTTCCGCAAAGGCTGATTCCAATGAGCCCATTACATTTCCTAGTATTATAAGTTCATCCTTATCTATCTTGTTATCCGCAAACATACCACCTTTGCCGTCTGCTCCGAACAGTGTGGTCTGTACCTGTTGCATTGCCTTTTCTATGTACTGTTGCTGTACCCAGCTTTTGACAACATCTCTCATAACGTCCGCTACGGTATTCTTGTACGCCTTGGCTGCATCTTCCCCTTTCAGCCATGCTTCGACAAGAGCGTCACCTATCTGGCTAGCCCAATCTTTCAAGTCAATGCTGTACAATTCGCTGGCAAGCGTTTCCGTATAATATCTTATCTCATACTCCAATTCTTTTATTGTCTGTTTGTAATCTTCTACTTTTTCTCTATCTGACTTTTTCTTATCTTCTTCGGCTGCCAGAATATCCTTTTGAATTTGCAACTGTTCTTTCAGATTTGATACCTGTTTGGATGTAACCTCATCAAGTTTTGCCGGGTCTATAATGTGCTCAAATTCCTTTTCAAGCATATTATAGATATTGGTAAGTTTCTTTGATTCAAATTCAAGATTCTCTATATGCTTTTGAAGTCTTTTGTCATGCTGTCTGTTAAACGTAGCGATAACATCAAGCGGCATGGATATAGCCGAACCTATCGCACCTGCAAAATCACCGCTTTTGAATGAATCCCATGATTTCTTCACACCCTCATTCATAACGCCCATAGCTTCCGAGAACTGGTTCATCTCACGCATGAAACCGCTGTCAGTATCCTTACCCATAGAATCCATAAGGTTGGACACGGATGCTATTATCTGTTGCATGGCTTTTATGGCATTGTATATGTTGGTTATGATAAAGTCGATAAGATTCACCGTCTGCAAAGCGTTCTGTGCCGCAGCCATCATTCCTTTACCAGTCTTGACAGCTTCCTGTCCGCTCTTGTATCTTGATTCGGCTTCCGACTTGGCACTCAAAGCGGCATTGGCGGCTTCTTCATCACCGTTCTTCATTGCGTCCTCGTATGCCTTGGAAGCATTTTCTATGTCAGCCATAGCCTGTTGCATATCATTCATGCCTGCCATCATCTTTGACTTTCCTGCATCATAACGCTTATTATACAGACCTTCAATCCCATCTTTCATGTACGTCTGAAAGTCAGACTGGTTATTCTTCATCATCTTCTCTATCTGCTTGTCCACACGTTCAAGTTCCTTCATGTATTCCTTTGCGCTAATAGCACCAGACCTGAACGCACTGTTGAGCATTTCCCTTACCTTGTCAGCTACGGTATTTGCAGCCTCCATAGACATCGCTTCAACAGCACCGAAGAAGTTCTGATAGTCTGTGGTCAGCTTGAACAAGTCCATCTCTTCGCTTTTCTGCAATGCGGAAGTTAATGAAGTGTTGCCCATACCCTTTGCCGTTTCAATTCTTTTTCGGTAATTCTCCCTGATAATATCAACCTGTGTATAGTAGTCACCATATTTTTCAAGGTCATTAGCATATTGCTTTGCCATCTCACCAAAGTAGCCTTTCCATGCGTCAATCATTCTTTGTATAACCTCTTTCTGATCTTCTCCGATATTCTTATTCCCCTTAATGGCTTCCTGTATCTGATTGATATACTGGTTCATTGAGGTGAATGAAGATGTGTCGGGTACGACAGAAACACCAAGGTCAAGATTCATTCCTGCCAATGCGGATTGCAGATTGTTGTATATCCCTGCCGCAAAACTTTCAGCCATAGTAGATGTATCACCACTGAACTGAACGGCAAGGTCTAAGGCAAGTTCGGAATCACCCGTTATTCCAAGTATGTCACTGTAAAAGTCATACTTGTTCCTGTATCTGTCAAACTCATCCGTAATTCTTTTCATCACCTTCTTGGCTGCTTCAACATAAATTTCAGAGGACAATTCGGCAGCTTTCCTTGCGTTCTTGACCGCATCCTGTGGGACACGTGTTTCCAATTCCTTTGCAGCCTTGTTGTAACTGTCAACAATAGCCTGTTTGTCATATACAATATCTACGCCAAGTTTTAACGCCTGTGAACCGTATATGGCTTCGATCTGCTTTTTGGCTTCTTCCTTGCCTATGTTAATGCTCAAATCCTTAAACTTGGAATAGGCGGATTCAAGCAATGACAACCTGTTTTTCCAAAGGTCAGCAAGAGGATCTCTTTTTCGTCCTTCCTTCTTCTGCTTTTCCAGTTCAAGGTTGAATTGTTTTGCCGTTCCCGTAGCCTTTGACATCGCTTCGTTGGCAGCGTTAATCTCATATACCGTCTGTTGTACTTGCTCGGCTTCATAAGGGCTTACAATGCCTGTAATTTGATACTCATCTCCAAGTTTCTTGACCTTTCCTTGGCTAACATACATATCAATGGTACGCTGTAAATTTTCTATTGAACTTTTGGCGTCCTTATATTCCTGTTTTACCGATTTAAAGTAATCCTCCATAGATTTCACATCGGCAGCCTTTATAGCAATAGTCCATTTATGCCCTGTAATTTCGTCAAGAGATTTTTTCCATCCTGTCAAACCTTCTTGTGCTTCCTTATCGTCAAGACGTATTTGCACTTGCCATTCTTTTCCAGCCAAATCCTCAAATACTCTTGTAGCGTTTTCTCCAAATTCCTGTGCTTTAGTGAATTGTTCTATCTGGGATTTTAAAAAATACAATTGCGCTTCATCTTTCAAATTAATACTTCCAAACGCATCAACCAATCGTTGTTCTACATATCTTGCAAACTTATTAAACGATAAGGATATTTTTGTCATTTTCCCTTGTATCCCTACTTCTAGTTTGTCATATTCCTTCAATAGAACATTGCTATCAAAGCCAACCTTATCGGTAAACAACTGAAAAGAACCAACACTTTTTGTTTCAACAGCCAAAGAACGTACCTTTTCTATTATTGTTGCAGCAGACGCGCCCTTGTTTATCAGATCGTTTAATTCCGTAGTCCATTTTTCTGTATTATTACTAACCTTGGCTATTTCTTTTGCGGCATCTACCACTTCACCCCTAAATTGTTCTATACGATTTCCAGCAGCAGATAACGCCACAGCACTTTCTTCATAATCTTTCAACAATGTAGATAGTGCATCATCTTGCCAAAAGAAAGCGGATGTGTCGGATGCTTTATCTGCTTTAAGAAACATATCCGATTCAAGAATATTCAGCTTATAAGCCGATTCTAATTGAGAAAGTGCTCTTTGTAAAGATTCTACACGTTTAACAGCATTATCTATTCCTTTATTTTGTTGAATAATAGATTGTCCTATATTGCCATATTTTGACAATACTCCAGTAAGTGTTTCCTCATACGACTGCAACTGTTTAGTGTCAAGCTGTTCAAGGTTTTCCGGGGTGAGTTTGTCGAAGTTTATCTTGTCAAGGTCTTTTTGCAAGTCACTGTATGATTCGCGGAAAGACTTTGCACTGTCCTTTATCTTCTGATTGAACTCTTCCGAACGTGCAGACATCACATGAAACGCTTCCGCCACAAGTCCTGCAACGGTAAGTATCGTCATAAGCGGATTAGCCTTTATCGTAAGCCACAATGTTTTCAATGAATTTGTCAAACCGAATGTTGCCAGTTTGAATCTGTTCATCAACATTGTCGTTTTTGTCATAGACAACATTCTTGCAGCTTCCGCACCTGTCAGTTTTAGTTCGGTGACAAGAAGATGCCGTTCAGCCTGTGTCAGCATATTCGTGGCAAGAATACGTTTTGCCATCTCTGCCGACATCTTTCCCGAATTAACGGCAGCAGCTATCTCTACGGCAGACAGCTTGGATGCTGTCGCTATCTTCCATCTCTCGGCAGTAGTTAGCGTTCGGTACATCGCAGCCTGTTTAAGCAACTGGGCTTCCCGTAATTTCTCAGCCTTAATTGCATTAGTTGTTGCGACAACTTCTTTCCCCAGCATAGCCGTTCTGGCCAACTGCAATCCTTTCAACGCGGCATATCCGACAGCAACACCCTCTATTGCTTTAGAGAAGTATCTCCAGTTGTTCATTGCATCGGTTATGCTTCCAACAATTCCTTTCAGAACAGAATCATTCGCCTCACCTATGTCATTCATCATAATCTTGTATGAATCGGCAAGGTTACTTACCATACCTTTCAAGGATGCAGCTTGTATTTCCTGCATCTTGTAGAACATACCACCATCTTCCGTCATTGTGGTAAACATCTCCCGAATGTACTCGAAAGGAATCTGACGTGTTGATATGGCGTTGAACACATCATCAGTAGTTTGAGCCACGCCTCTTACTTCTTCCAGTTTCTTTCTCAATAAATCCAATGCAGGAATACCGGCCTCTGTCAATTGACGTAATTCCTGCCCTCTCAATACACCTGCGCTTCTTATCTGTCCATAGGCAAGAATGATACGTCCCATATCAACGCCAAGACCTGCGGAAACGTCCGCAAGGCTTTTCATGGTACCATACAATTCGTTGACAGGTATCTGGAATGCAGCAAGCTGTTTGGTATATCCAACCAAATCACTGAACTGAAAAGGAGATATTACAGCAAGACCCTTAATCTGACTGAATATCTGGTCAGCCCGTCTTGCATCCTGTATAATGGCACGCAATGACACCTGTTGCAACTCGAACTCTCCACGAATGGCAACAAGTTCCTGAAACATATCTCTGAAAAAGTAGAATCCGGCATAAGTCTTTATCGTATTGACAAACTCACGCATCATTCTGCTCTGCTTTGTCAGTTCCTCGGAAAACTCTTTTGAACTTGCAGCATTTTTCTGATTGGTCTGCTGCATCTTTGTTCCATAGGATGTGGCTTCGTTTACAAACTTGTTATGCTCCTGTATCTTCCTGTTTAGAAGAGTAAGGGTACGGTTATAGTTTGCATCAGTCGTATTAAGTGCATTACGCCTGTTCGTCAATTCAGAAATAAGATTGTTAGCCTGATTGATAGACGTAGGATTGATATTAAGCAATTCATTCGTTGATGTTTTTCTTAAAGATGATTGCAACTTCTCCAATCTGCCTTGCAATTTCTGAATAAGAGCGTCAGCCTTTGTTATCTGATTGCTGTTTAAAGGAACTTCAACCTTAAATTTATTCAATAGTTCAAGGCGTTTCTGTATGGCAGCAATCTTCTTGTTCAAGTCCTCAGCACTTCCCTCAGGCATACCAAGGGCAAGTCCAGACTGACCAGAAAGGTATTGTAGATACTTCTGATTGGTCTGCTGCATCTTCTTACTCGCCTGCTCCTGCTTTGATGCTTGTCTATCCATCTCCTTTGTCCGTGCAATCTCCATCTCGTATTGCTGGCGTAGAAGGTTAAGTTCTCTCTCATCGGAAATGGACAATTTGGGCGCACTGTTAGCAGTAATGGAATATGCCGTTTTCAGCCTGTTCAATTCAGCCACAAGATCATCTATCGCTTTCTTCTGACTTTCAAGATTGGCTTTTCTTGTAGCCATCCCCTTATCCCCACCTGCATTGCCTAAGTTACGGTAAGTCTTTTCCAGCTTGTCATACTCCCTTGTCGCTTCTACAATCTTGTTTGACAATTCTTCCATCTGAACAAGTATATCCATTTTCTTGTTCGACTTTCCTTTCCCTACCTTGGATGCGTTTTCATTAGCTTCATTTATCTTTTTTACAACTTCGCTAAGTTCGTCATTCATTTTGCCTATATCGGTCAACATAGGCTTGAAGGACATCTCCTGGTTAAAGGTGTCCTGCAACTTCTTCTGTATATCCTTTATCTGTTTGTCAAGACTAGAATCATCTAGCCCGATCTTAAACTTTAATGCTCCTAAATCAACATCAGCCATAGTTATATTTTTTAATTATTGCAAAAATAGCAAAAATAAGCACAAGAGCATGATTTACAACAAACAAAAATCCATTAGTATTTTTTAACATATTTAAAATGGTACTTAAAAACGATTATGTTATCTTTGCAATAAAATAATTTTTTAACTATGGCTATAGAAGAAAACAAAGTAACACTCGTTGGCGTAAATTCAGCTAGCGTAACATTCAGCAATGAAGCTAATGTGGAAAAACAATACAAGGTGAATGCGAATGTAAACGTATCAAACGGAAAAAACATTGATTCATTTGATGGCGGAGAGGTGAAGTCATTGGAATCAGAAAACCAACTCGCCACATTCTATTTCAATCAGAACGGTGGTATCGCAATCAACTACAACGATCATCCCGATTTGGAAGCACAAATTGCTATCATTACCATCATCAACTCTTTCGTAACAGATGTGAAAAAATACATTAACACGAAAGGAATCTCATCAGTTTCAATCTAAAAAAGGCAAGAAAAATGACGAACCAAGAAATGTTTTTAAAGAGATTAACTCTCTTGAATATCCCCTTATCACTAGAAGGGAAGGAACTTCCATCAGAACTGAAAGCAAAAATCATGCTTATGCGTGTCGCTTACGACAAAGCTGCAAAAGCATTCGATGATGATATGCAACAGGTTCTTAAAGAAATAAAGAAGGAAGGATATGACGAGCGCGCACAGAAAATCAATCACATGAAAGAGATTGACGGAAAGGAAGATGCGACAAAAGAGGAAAAGAAAGAAGCGGATGAAATCAGAAAGATAGAAGCAGATTTCAACAAGGAAACAGAAGAGTTGAATAAGGCATACTCCGAAGCATACCAAGAGAAAATGAAAGAGGAATGTGATATGAAGCCTAGATACTTCGCCTTTGAAGGATTCACTAAAATCATCGAACTCATTGGTACTGACGGTGCAATTAAGGTGAGATGGAACTCTCCCGAAGCATTGGAAATACCGAAGGAGGAATTTATCTCGCTTATCGCAACAAACTTAGTAGATAACCTCTAATAATATATAAGATATTAAAGTTTACTGTATATTTTATATATGCTTCATTTGGAGTCAGGTTATTAGCCTAACCACTTTGAGTGCTACGTTGGATGAGAAT